AAGATAGTCTCGTTCATTCTTGTCAAGTGCGCGAGGCACAAAGCCAAGGTACTCGTCAATCCAGACTGAGGTACACAATATCTGAGCTACTTCTAAAGGCATTTTAACAATGTGTTTGTCGACATGAAACTCGGCACAACGGTCAAGGTCGTCGTCAAGATAAAATAAATTCATAACACACTCTTTTCACAATTTCCATTATTATAACAGCAGAAGAAAAAAATGTCAAGATTTATTTTTGCCCTCAACTACCAGTGACGCAGTGTATTAGCAATTATGAAGAAGCAGGTAACAAAGTTTACTAGAACGAGAATGCTGCGAAATATCATAACGTGATTGTCGTAGCCCTCTGTTTTGTCGTCGCTAAAAGAACCGATTGCAAACTTCCAGATTGTTATTAGCTTACGCATAATCCTGCCGCTTCATTTTTGTCAGTCTTTTCTGAACTAAATCTTCTAGGGTACTACTATCTATATGGTAAGATGTTCTAAGGATGCGTGTCATAGCGATGACATCTGCTATTTCTTCAGTAAGATTTTGTAGATACTTAGGATCTTCTTCAGTCCCATGTCTTAACACTTTGGAGCAGGCACGAATTAATTCACCACATTCTTCCATAGTAATTACTAATTGTTTCAACTTATTCAATTCCATTGGTGTATTCCATTAGTTCGTCAAACCCTCCGATACATACATCATCTACAAAAATCTGAGGAAAGGTTTTAAATTTAACCTTTGCCCATAGTTCCATAATAGTATAGTGATCGTCCAAGTGATAATATTTATAGTCTAGCTTGAGGCTTTTACATACGTTCTGTGCTTCTACACAATAGTTGCAATCCATCTTTCCATAAATTTCTATCACAGATTTTTAGCCTTATAAAAATTAATGTGGTCGGTCCAACCCTGAAAGGATTGCCGAATATGACACCAGAACTGCCCATTATAGGGTGGCTGGTTAGTGTCTTTAGGGAAGTTTAAGTTAGTTTGTTTCATTTACTTTTCCTTATTGTTGTATAAAAATATCGTCTCGCATCATTCTAGAATGTAGAGTGTAATTAAATTCATTTTTCATCCAGTCTCGAAAAGCTTGTGAGCCATTTCTATCTCCAGGAAATTCGTGGATTAAACCATTATTTTCTGCCACTATTAAGGGGGAACACCTCTCAATAGTATCTCTAGCTCCTTCAAGAGCTTTTACTTCAAACCCTTCTACATCTAACCACAACAAGTCTACTTCTTCTAGAGTTAACCCGTCTAGGTCTATCACCTGTAGGTCTCCAGCCATATCCTCTTGAATTTGTGTGGCACCACAATTTCCCTCTAAACTACGGACAAGACTTGCTTGCATACTTCCAGTTCCTAAAGCCCCCAAGTGACTGTATATATTATCGGTCTCTATAATATTTCTCTCTAGGCATTCCATATTAGAGGGAATTGGCTCAAAAGTATGTACTTCTCTAAAATATTTACTTAGATAAAAAGGAAATACTCCTACATTTCCCCCTGCCTGAACACAAACTCTTGTATTTTCAAGCAGGTTAAGGATAGTCTCTCCTTTTATCCACCATTCATTTAGTATGTCTTTTATTCCTGTAGTTTCAGAAGAAGGAACCCACCAGCCCTTAATAGTTTTCATGTATTTCCAGAATAAAGTTTTCGCTAATCCTATTATCATTTTTAAAGACCCAACTAACCTTACCGTAATTACTTAATAAGGTTTCCCAGTCTTTATATTCTTTTATATTTATGTGTAAATTATTGCCTTTATGAAAGCTAGGGATGTTGCTTATAGCGAAATAAATGAACCGCTTGGACACTCTGCACAGCTCCTCAATAATTTCCTCAGTTTGTTCTGGTAGATAATGTTCCATTGCATCAAGATTAGTTACTAGATCGAACGAATTGTCTTCAAAAGGTAATTTATTGCTCCAAGCAAAAAATACTTTGCCCTCTACAAGCAAGTCAGTAACTATTTCCGTGCCTATACTCTCTATACCTCTAGCCCTCATTGAATCAATCAACTCCCCCCTGCCTGTACTGACATCCAAGTGAGTGAATATTTTTTCTTTTTCCTCTATAAAAGCTATACATTTTTCAGCTGTTCTTTTTCTTGCTAATCCCATTTTATATGCGGGGTCTGTATAAGATATTTTGTATTTTAGTTGTTCTATTTCTTGCTTATTCATTAATTGTCGCTTTTAGCCGCCTAGAGGCTTGTGTGTGATATATAATTGGATTTGGCAACTCTTGATGTCTTGATACTCCCAACCAATCTTTAGGTAGGATTTGATATTGATGTTTATTACTTTCTATTACGTGCTGCAAAGTGACCTGGTCCCACACTTCAGGATTAGCCTCTTGAATATTTCTCCACTCTAGTAGTATTTTAAAAGAGGTGGTTGTTTGGGGCAGATATATTGTTCCACTTGCTAACTGTCTATCCCAATCTCCTGTTTTGTAGTTTAGAAAACAGAAACCTGGTAATGTAGGATCTGGTATTTCCTCTAAAGGTCTACATAGTCTAGCATCAATATCTACATATAGTATAGGGTCCTCGAAATTAAGTAAGGCAGATAAAAGAACTTGGGATTTCATAGCACAGTTTAGCTCCCAAGAACCTTTGTTTTCTAGAGGAAATAGAGCTGTCTTGCAGGAAGAAAAACTATCTTTCCAAATTTCAGCTTCTTTTTCATATTCCGTATCTTTAGTATAAAAAGCTACTACTCTCACTTATTTAATTCCTCTTTTAAGTTACCTTTTCTGAATGTTGTTAAAGCACTGTCTGGCGTACAATTTACTATTATATTTCGTATAGGTTCTTCTATGCTATCAAATGCAGATAAAAACTTATGATAAGGACTATTTTTACTTAATCCGTCGGGATGTTCTCCAAAGAAATGTCTTACTCCGCCTATCTTTTGCATATTATAACCGACAAGTAAAAATCTGGAACAACCCATTAAAAATGCTATGTTTAACAACTGATAACCTGAATTACTGCCCCAGTGTATAATACTAGAATCTGTGCTCAAACTTCTAGCATGTTTTCCTTCTACTATATTTAAGTTAAACTCAGAGTCTCTATACTCCTCTGCTTGTGTGTAAGCCTCTAAGTCTGGATATTTTTCTCTAAAAGAGTTTGCGTGTAGATCCCACCAAGCTTTATCGCAAGCATAATGAAAGTCTAAATAATCTACTAGCCTATAAGAATCATTACAACCAAAAATAATGAAATCATTCTTATAGGGTCTTATAGTCTCTACCACCTCTTCAGTCAGAGAAGGGCCTGTAGCTACAAGAATAGCCGGTTTGTTACGATACTTTAGAGGTATTTTCATAAATAAAAAAGCCGGACATTTCTGCCCGGCTTACCGTTTCTAAGCAGAAGCGTAGCTTACGGCCATATATGCTAGTGGTGCTGTTACGCACACTACAATTTGAAATACAGCCTCAAGTACACCCCACTTTTCTTTTACGAAGTTCTTCATTGAATTCTCCAAGTTACCCAATAGGTATTGATGTGGGCTTACTAGAGGGCGAATACGATAGGTCTATTTTTAACATTCCGTTTTCCATGGAAGCAGAAGAGACCTCTAAGGCATTGTCAAGCTTTAGATGCTTCTCAAAACTTTTTCCTGATATACCTTTGTGCACCCAGCCTCTACCTTCGTTATTCTCTTTTTTCTCACCTTTAATGGTAAGAATATTTTTGTGAACGTTCACTGAAATTTGGGTTTTGTTCCATCCTGGAACAGCTACTTCAACTATATAGCCATTTTCTACTTTTTCAATGTTATAACGAGGATATTCTGGTGCCTGTTGAGTATATAACGGGCTGTTAACTAAATTGTCGAAACCGACAAAGAATTTTTCAAGATTTACTGCATTCATAAGTTTTCTCCTTTTAAGAAAGATGAACTTGCCCCTTTCGGAAGCGTAACAATCGTTTTAATTTACGGATTTTGAAAAAGACACAGTTAGACTGGTATCAATTTCAGGGTATATTATATCACCTACACCAAATTGTGTCAAGAAACTTTTTTGCTCAAGTGACAGGAAAAAAAGTTCTTGACATAAAAGCCTTAACATCGTATAATATACACTTAATCAGAGGAGATTGTATGAAAGTAACCCTAGTTTGGATTACCCCCGAAGCCATGAAAGTCATCGCCTATTGTGCGAGAGTTAGTAATCCTGCAAATCAAGACAACGAGAGAACAGCCCCGAAGTTGTTGAAGTACCTTAAAAAAGAAGCACACTTCAGCCCATTCGAAATGGCAAGTGCTTGCATTGAAATCGAGACTACGAGAGACATTGCTCGCCAGATTCTGCGGCATCGCTCTTTTAGTTTTCAGGAATTTAGTCAACGCTATGCAGACCCTACTCAAGCATTAGATTTCTCTACGAGAGAAGCTAGGCTGCAAGACCCACGTAACCGACAGAATAGTATTCCTGCGGATAATGATGGGCTAGAAATTGCTTGGCATACAAAACAGAGAGAAGTAATCGATGCCTCTACTGAAGCCTATAAGTGGGCTATAAGCATGGGTATTGCGAAAGAACAGGCGAGAGCAGTATTACCAGAGGGTAACACTCACTCTCGATTGTATATGAATGGTACACTTCGTTCGTGGATGCACTTCTGCGATCTACGAGGTGGAAACGGCACTCAAAAAGAGTGTTCAGAAATTGCAGTAGCCTGCAAAGAGATTCTCTGCCAAAACGGTGGAGACGTCTGGGGAGACTCATGAAACGTATTAGAAATACAATTTTAACTGTAGCAATTCTAGCTGGATTGTTATATACTAACTGGCAAAGCAGTATGATGCTTGTCAAACACCCTGAAATGTATCAAGGAAATCCTTACCTATGAATGATGTTTGGAATGGAGAGTCAAGAGGAAACAGTGATGTTATGCAAGAGCGCATACGAATCTGGCACAGAGACCGCAATTTGATTGATGGCAGTACTGATAAAGACCAGTTCTGCAAGCTGATTCAAGAGTGTGGGGAACTGTCAGACAATATGTGCAAAGGCAGAGACATGAAAGATGATATTGGCGATATTATGGTTGTGCTTATTAATATTATGGAACGTAATGGATACTCTATGATGGACTGTCTAGAGACTG